TTTCTTCCATTCTTTAACGGAGATATCTTCTCCCATTGCGGTTTTCTTTAATGCATTAGCATACTCGCCTGACATTTGGCCTGGTACAATTGGTTTCATAGTTTTTCCTGTGTTTGTGTTATTGCCTCCAAATGACCCAGCATCTGCTTCAGAAAGTTCTTCAACTTTCTTTGTTAATGCCTGTTCGAGCATTAATCCTTGCATATAATGAGAATCATGTTGACTAAAATGAAACTTCGCCGACTGCTTATAATCAGCAATAATTGATTTAGTTTCGTTTAAATATTCTGTTGCTTGTTTTAAAGATATATCCAATTTGATACTTACACCAAATTGTGATTCGAAAATCTTAGCGTACTCTTTTGAACTCTTTGGTTTTGATAGGTGCTGTAAATTCATTTGAAAATCCTTCGCTTTTAATCTGTTTTGAACGTTGTATGTATTTATGTAAGTTTACTTTTAACTGCATCTGATTATTAATGTATTCGGTTAGCCTAGCAAACAGTACACTTTGTTTTGTACTTGGTGTGGATTTTAGTTTAATTATCATTTTCGTATAAGCAATGTCATTAGATATAAATTCAATACCTCTATCTGTCTTGATGATATTCCGTGCAAGTACGATATCATTCCCTTTGTGTGCATTGCACCACGAAATTGCACTAGAAGAATTGAACACCGTATCGATGAATAAATCACCGTCTATTATGTATATTTTGTATTGGTGTTTGTCCTTTATGATTTTGTAATCACCGTATACCAAGAACACATTCCCTTGTTGAATTACTAAACCATCTTCTTGTTCCTCGTCTGTGGATAATTTTTTAAGTTTAGACTTTAATTGTTTATAATTTTTTGGCATACTGTTATTTATTTACAACGAAGTACACATTCGATTTATTACAATCCAAGTACGAGTCATTCACTGTCTCGTTTAAGTTAACCAACATTGGAACATGATTACAGTCATTACACAATGCACCAATTGGATTACCGTCCGATTCTAATGCACCCATTTGTTCTACTGCGAATGTTAGACTCCATACATTATGCTTCCCTTTGAAATTTTTACTGAACTTATGTTTAATCAATGGTTCTTTCTTAAATCCATGAGTTTCAATATCGTGTATTTGTGTTCGCAATGACATAACTTGCAATAACACTTCTAAGTTGCTTTGCTGTTGTCTAGCAAATCTCCACTCAAATTCCCTTAATATAGTTATCCCGTTTTTTGTAGTAAACGGTAAGTTGTCCATTTTGAAACTACGAACTACTCCTGTTTCAGTGATATCAAATAAGGTATATACTGTTATTTCTTGCACAGAGTTTCCACAACCTTGAGTTGTTCTAGTGCTTCTAGTATCGACGGGTGTTCTAGTGCTAACATATCCCAATCATTGTCACGTAAATACAAATGCCAATCTAAATTGTTATCTTTGTATATTTCCCTTCTCGTAGTGATATCTGCACCGAACGTACGTGCATAAACCGTCTTACCACCATCGGGACTCTCGAATATCGTTTTTATGTCTTTAAGATTTTTCATGCCTGTATTTAAGTCATAAAAAAACCCAGGCTAAAAAACCTGGGTTTCGATTTCTAAAAACTAAATCTTAGTTTTCAAAAGTTGCTTCAAGTACTGCATTAGTAATTGATGGTGTACCAGTACCTTGTAAAGCAATCATGTCGCCATTTGCTGTACCTTCGATGCCTGCTACTGTGTAGCCTTCTGTTTGTGCTTCTAAAGCAACTGCTGTCATGTCTGTACCTGTTGCAACTGACATAATGAAAGTTGTAGAGCCAAAACCTTGACTTTTATTGATAGTAGCATTGTTTGTAACGTCTGCCATAATATTCTCCTTGTTGTGTGTAGTAACAACTTATGTTGTTCCTTATACTTATTTATACAAAAATAGAAATAATTAACCTTCACCATTCATGATATCGTAGTATTCTGATGCAAGTGATTCCACTACATACCACGAAATACAGTTTGCAACTGTCGTATCACACTCGGAATCATAACCATCGTACATAGTCGTATATACCTCGTCAGATGTTGAATAATCGATGCAATTAAAACCCAATACCATCGTCATCGCCCCTAATTTTTCATCTTCAAGACCATCTTCTGCTAAATCGTCGAATCGTTCATCCCAAGTATCATTGTATCCAAAATCTAAACCATCGTGCTCTAATAATTCATTGATTTCTTTCTTATTCTTTAGATAGAATTCCTTAGTTTCACTGTAGTTTGTGAACCCACTGAATCCACCAGTCATGCCGTGTTTGTATATGTCGCCCAAAGTATCATATAGGTTCAACCCATCGGGTTCACCTTCATCTCCCCAACCTGCACCAAGTTGGGTAACTACGGCAGTTATTAAATCAGGAGTAAATCTAGACGTGTATCCGAGTTTATCTCGTACCATGTTAGATAGTACACGTTCCTTGTGTTCCCCTCTAATCAACTCGTCTGGATTGGAATGGAATTTATAGATGTTCATTACGTCAATCTATTCCAAATCTTCTGTAGCATTGGGTACATGTCACTGTACCTTACCTTACCCGTGCGCATTTGTAGCATTAACCAACGTAGATTACGTATCTTATCAAACGATGACATTTCATCATATCTACGCAGTTGTCTTCTAGCACGTTGGTGGTCTGATGTCCAACCCTTGATTGTTCGCATCATTAATAAGAATAACTGATGATAATCATCTTCATCGACTCTACCACCTGACATATCACGCAATATTCGTTTGATTCTCAATTCAGGTATCTTCACATCGTATCGAGTCACTAACTTATCAGAGTACTGTTCTTGGTGCATCAACAAAGTAATAGCGTTGTACATATCGGGTTGTGTTGTTCTGAACCCTTTGAAGTCAGATTGGCGCATAATACTACGTGCGTATTTAACTGCACTTGCTCTATCTTCGTGCCATATAATATTAAGCGCGAAGAACATATTAACCAATAACAAACCTAAGTCATCTGCTTTAGTTCCATCGACAAGATTTAGATTCCTAAAAATCCTTGTTTCATTCAATTCATCAAAAAATTCAAACTTACTCATTAATACAGTCCGTGATATGGTTATGTACTATTTATACATTTTGAATACGGTGATTTTCCAATGTAGTTAACGCTATCATTTTCGATACTTTGGATGTTCCTTTATCTATTACCATTTCACCAAAAGTATCAAATTTTTTTAAATCCTTATTGGTAAAGACAATTACATCACTTTTGTTATTTAATATTTTTTTAAATAAATTAATATAATACCCATCTCTAATCTCAGAACCATCTATTACCAATGTCGTACTTAAATAAGATTCATTCATGAATCCATGTAATCCAGTGTTTATGGGATTTAATGCGTACCAAGTCTTACGCATTGCACACCATTTTGCTCCCAATTTCTTAGCATAATTCTTCTGTTCATATTTAACATTCAAAATAACTTCAGAATTGAATGGCATTGATTCATATTCGTACTTAATACTATACGAATTGTACACACACTCAATCCATATATCATACAATGGTATATGGAAATCACAGGTATGTTTCGATTTATCAGAATACGCCTTTTCATAAACGTATTCGAGACCCGATGGGTATAGTAATTTATTTACAAACTCCGCTTCGAACTTCGAACGATATGTAATACCATCATCGGCAATTGTTGGATTGCTGTAATTTTTACTTCTCTTAGCCGGTATTATTTCATCGGTGGATTCTGTCGATAATCTTTTACGCATTTGACTCAACTCATTATTGCGTTCTTCTTCTACAAGTTTTCTTACTTTTTTTGAGTGTTCCTGTTTATTTTTTTGATTTTCATGCTGTATTCGTATACTATCTTTTAAATTACTCAAGTATTCTTCCAACATCCATGGTAATTTGCCAAATTCCTTTCGATTTCGTATAATACACATCATCTCATTCTTAGAAAATCGTTGGAACACCCCCTGTGATATAAAGTATTTTAATTCCTTAATTTTCTTGGAGTCTGGATTTTGTTTCTTAGTTTTTTTTGCTTTTTTTCGTTGAGTGTACTTTACCTTTGCTAACTCTTCATATTTTGAATTCATATTTTTTTACTCATATTCTTTAAACCAATCTTGTGTCTCACTTCTATGTAAAAATTCTAATGTACGTGAACCTGTTTGACCAACACGCATCGGAACATTTCTTCCACGCATATTTTCCAATCTCCCTGCACTATCATACGCAGATTCACCATTTAACTTAACTTGATGGTCAGAACCATCAATATCCTTGAACCATTCTCCATTGAACTTAACCCATACTGTTTCGTCATTTGAAAGTACATAACGCACAGGAACAATCCTACCTGGTTGTAACATATCAGGTGGTAAGTAATCACCATAATCAACTATCTGTTTTTCTTCAGTCGGTTTCAGCAAACTCAACGTAGTTAGTTTAGTCATGTACTTTAAAGCAATACCTGTGTTGGATTGGTCGGTATTTGACAAATCCACTAATTGCTGTATTGCTTTATCGGATAAACTACTAGGAGTTGTATTCATTTCTGAATAAACTAATTGCTGTAGCAAATGTGTTAACGTGGTTTGGTTGTCGGGTTGCTTTAACTGTCCTATTTTACTATTCCAATTAGCGAGCCATTCCTTTGCTTTGCTTCTGATGCGTGAATCTCGGAATCCACGGGCAATAGCATCATTGATTCCCATTGCACTAAGTTGGGCACCAACTGAACTCAAATATGTGTCAGCATCTTCATGCAGAACTTCATTTACTTTCATTGATTTTTTTTAAACTACGTTGGAATTTACGACCATCTCTAGTTCGTATTGAATTTAAAAACTTACGAGTTAGGTTATCCGCTTCTTCTTCTGAGTACGCTTCATTAACAAGGTCTAAAAGACGACCTGCGCTCTCGATTAGGTTGTTTGCACGACTATTAATAACATGTATTTTGTCTCTTTCAATATGTAAATCTTCTAGTTCTTCTAGAATACTTCGTGTTCGGTTTTGCATGATGCAACCTATTAATGTTTAATGTATTTATCAGCCATTTATCTTTTTCATTAACTTTTTCATATCAGATGAATGAATTTCAGTATCGCCTGCCGCTATCTTGGGTACTGCAGAAGTGTCGATTGTAGATGGCGCTCCTAGTTTAATCTTACTCATAATCTCACTTGATTTGGCATTAGTGGAATCACTTGTCGTGCCATTGGAATTATCACTTGTAATACGTAATGTTTTCGTATCGAACAACAAATCGACACTTTGCCCAACACCTGCACTAGAACGAGTTTTCATCAATTGCAATTGGTATCTTCCCTGTTCGCGTAATGAAGCGGTAGTGTAAATAGCAAACACATTATCAGCAGTATTGATTTTGGAAATACCACCAGCAATGTGACTATGGTCAAACACAGATTCATCAACAGCAGTTCTATTCAACTGAGAAGCGGTTACCATTACAATATCCAATTCCTTTGCTAAGTTACGCAATTCCTCCGATGCGTACTTGTCCTTGATGTACTGGTCACTTGGGTTAACTGCCACACTCACAGGCATCAACAAATCTAGGTAGTCAATACACATACACTCAATCTTTATATTCTTTTGAACTTCAAGTTCTTTAACATATGACCTAATGTCATTGATTGTACTCTGTGCAGGTAGGTATTTAATACGCATAGTTCCTGCACTTCTAGATGCCATTCTGACCTTTAATGCAACCTCGTCTATTTCCTTGAATATGTTACTAGATGCAGTGTCTGTCATCATTGAGTCAATTCTCATACTTGATAACCCCTCACTTAATTCCAATGTGACAAATAAGCAATTTTTTCCTTCTCTAACCCAATTGACGATTAAATTCTGCATAAACAATGACTTACCCGAACCTGACCCACCTGCGAATATTTGTAGTTCGCCACGATTAAAGCCACCGTACAATTTTTTATCTAGAACTTCCCAACCCGTGCTAATCTGACCATTATTGTCCTTAATGGCAAGTAACCTCGCCTTTGGGTCTTCAAAATAATCAGTACCCATATCCTTCGTTAAACTAATTTGCACAGCATCTTTGATGAGTTTCTCAACAGGGTCAAAATCTCCCTTTTCGAGTAAGTCAGCACTTTCTAAAATAGCACGTTCTAACTCTTGTCGACGAGTGAACGTTTCGAATTCATCAAAGAACCATTCATAATGACCCTCGCTCATGTCAGTTGGTTCGATTAACTTAGTATTGGTTACTGCATTTATTTGGGCGAATGACGGCAACACACCATGTTCATCTGAATGCTCGACAATCATAGTGGCGGCATCATGCAATGATTCATCAAAGTTCTCTACATTGTAGATGTTTTGAACACGTAGGAAACTCTGAGGTTCATTTAACATCATTTCTAAAAAAAACTTCTGAACATCTCTATTGTAATCTTTCAATCTTCTTCCTTAATTTATTCTGCCTTGGTACAATTTGTGGCTTTATCCTAACAACGTTATTTACAATTTCCATCAATGTTCTAATCTTACCGTTTTTAATCACAGCATCATTAACATCCTTTACATCATCATCCCACGGTGGGAAACTCACGCTGAAACCATGTTTGATTGCATCATCTATCAATTTCAACCCTGGTTTATCATGGTCAGGAACAACAATAATCTTTTTATGTAATTGATTCAATTGCTGTGCTTGCATGTCACTAATTTTATTATGCATAACTGCGAATCCATCGATGCTTATGGCATCAAAAATCCCCTCGACAACTATAGCATATTCCCATTTATCACTCTGTAAATCCAACCCGAATATATAACCCTGTTGTTGTTCGTTTAGGTACTTGGGTTTATGATTATCTAAAAATCTAGAGGTGTGCCCAACATTCTTGCCATTATTGGTATATGGGATTATTATTCGATTTTTATTTCTGAACTTATCATCAGGAGTAATCATAAAGTTATATTGGTCGTACGATAACCCCCTGCCATACAAGTAGTCAACAAACTTTGTGTCATTTTTAGATATTAATCTAGCACCATCGGGTAATTTAACTTCATCAAATTCTACGTTAGTCACAGTTGCATCACTGCCTTCACTAATCATGTCAGGAATGCTCTTATACCGAAAGCTATCTAGTCGCAATTGATTGATATCACCAACACCGACGCCCAACCATGTAAGAAGTTTTTCTGCTTTAATACCAATAGGCTTACCCAATGTGAACCCTGTCTTAAAGTTGCAGTTGAAACAATGATATGACCAATCACAATCATTACTCATCAACAATCCACCCCTGCCACGTGTATCTGGTGACTCACCATTATGAGTGCAACAAACCGCATTAAACGAAATCCAACCACTCTCGGATTGCTTACGTTTGTGAGGCAAAAATGATAATATATCTAACATATCACATATTATATTGTACTACGTGAGATTGAGATATGACACTTTGTCCTAAAGGTACAAAACGGTCGAAATAAGGATAGGCTCTGAAACGTATACATGAGAGCCAAACATGTCATGCAAAGGTAATAAACAAACTTAACTTTAAAAAACCCTTTAATACTAATACAATATAGTTTGCACTTAGCGTTGTACTACAGCATTGCTTCGCTAACTTTAACAACTAATATGTTGTTGCGCTACTCTTTTCGGAGAACGTGGAGTGGTACGTCAGGTTCATCCAATTATACAACTTCGATAATATGCGACTTGTGGTCAATATATCTACACTTGGACAAAACCTATTAACAAGAATATAAAATCCTCACTAAGTCCCAATGCACACCTATGGGGGACAACCAAGATAATGAACGGATAATTCATTAACGATGCAATGACGAGTAATATACAGTTAATTTATATAATTGTCAACAGATTCAATCAATGAATTTGCAATTATTTTATGTCCCCTTTCATTTGGGTGACCGTGAGGTTTGAACACCTCCGTTTCAGATGAAAGTATTTTTCTACCATTGATATTATATAAAGTATCACAATCCATCGAAGTGGTTGCCAATGCGTTGAATTGGAAGATTGGAATGTCGTACCTAGCAGAAATACCATCGAATAACCGAACTGTAGTTTCGTAATTCATCTTATGTAATTCATCACAATCACTCATACTTAAATAGTGTTTATGTAGTTCGAACCATCCCCTGTTAACATTGGAACCCGCACTATCTAACCACTGTGCATGTAAATAATTGTTCCACGGTGGGTCATCCCCGCCTCTTTCATGATTTGGGTCGTACCAACTGATTCTACTTTCGTCTGTTAACCCAACTAATATAATTGATTGTTTGATGTAGTCGTCTGTATGATTATCTAACCACCACATAAGATTCCACTGCATTGATTGCATGCTTGAACCTGGAAATGACAAATTCTCTTGAATTAAGCCATAATGTGATGCCAAAACTCCAGTATAACAGTTAGACAAACGATATTGGTCATTCTGAGTGTAATAACTCTCCATTCCCTGTTTTTCTAAGTCGGGGTCAATTAATTCGTCACCAAACGCCCAACTACAACCAAACGATACAATGTTCTTTGTACTAATTGTTATCTCCTAAATTCATTTGATGCTGTGGTAATTATTTATTCTTGACAAGACTCTTAATCTTATTTTGGTTACCCATACCAAATGTACTTAGTTAGGTGGCATGTCTTTATAAATTGCACCACCAACATATAAGGTGGATGGCAAATTATAAACATCCATATTAATTGCACCATCAATAAACAACTTCCCACTTACGGTAAGATTGTCGGGCAATGACTGCATACATGTGTTGTGTAATCCCAAATCACCATTTATCGTTAGTCCATTTGGTAAGTTAGTAATCAGTGAATTACCAAGGCATAGACTCCCACTCAACGCGGTTAAAACTTCATTAGGTATGTGTGTTATGTTTGTGTTTTCCAGCCATAAGTCACCATTAACAATTAATGAGTCATTGACTGATTCCAATGGAGTGTCACAGATACATAAATTACCATTGACTAATAGATTGTCGGGCAATACAGTGACCTTTGTGTTATTAATCATTAAATCACCATTAACTGTTAGGTTATTTGGTAATTTCAAAAGGTTAGTATTCCAAAAATTTAAATCACCGCCAACATCAAAATCGACACCAAACCCACCAAGTATCAAGTCGAATGCTGTTTTAACAGACACTATTAGAACCCGTCTTTGTGTATTAAGTACTTGGCTTGGATATATGCTTTAACTAATCCAGAACGTACAATATCATCTACACCAAATTCATTTGTTACAAACCAATTAGGCATCGACTCGAGTACTTTAACAAATTTACATACGTCTTTGTCTTTGTCACGTGTGAAATCTGTTTGCATGAAATCACCACAAAACATTGCTTTTGATTTCTTACCTAGTCTAGTTAATACTGAATCTGCTTCGTGTGATGTACAGTTTTGAAACTCG